CCCTGCGAAATTACATGGCCACCATCGTTTTTCAATCCTTCCAATTCAATCTTCAGTTGCTGATAACTTAAATTGATGTTCCTGGTATCTTCATTCAATCGTTTTGAAGTAACCATTAGTTCAATTGCAGCCATTGCCAATGAATATCCAATTACATCATCAAATAATGCAATCTTTTCAGTAATTGTTTCATCATAATCAAATGAATCAATATAATCTGAGCTTTGATGCAAAACAGTTGTTAATGCGTTTGCAACTGCATCAATGCGAAGTTGATCAAGAATTTCCTCAAAATCAGCTTTCGGCATGTCAACCGTTGGAACGGTGAAATAAAGGTTTGGAATTATCACCAATTTATGAAAATATGAAAACGTTCTTTGTGATGTTCCAATTTTCAGTGCATCATCAATATTAATTGAAATGCCTTGATCAGATCCAAATCCAATCCTTTGTTTTAACAACTGTTTTACTTCATTGCTATACATAACCCTCTTTTATTCTACGGTTGCAGTAATTTCTACTGTATCACTGGCAACGGTTCCATCAGAATCGGTTGCAGTTAATTTGAACACATAAACACCAGTTACCAATCCAGTTGCATTTGTTGATAATGCTGTTGGCGCACTGAAACCTGCTGTGTTTGGTCCTGAAACCTGGCTCCAAAGAGTTGATGCAATTGTTTTATCACCTGCTGCTGTTGCAGTTCCTAAAAGTGCTTTTGTCGCACTGTTGGCTGTATCATCATTACCTGCATCAACAACCGGAATTTCCAAAATGGCTTTCAATTTGGTTTCCTGGTTATTAGTTAGGCTGTTAACCAATAGGATCAATTCAACATCAGTCATTTCAGTTGATGCACCTTTTTTGCTTACTGAATTGATTGCATTTACAAGATTCACAACTAATACTGAAGAATCATCATAAATAGTGATTGTTGGGTTTCCTTCAGTTTGGCCTTCAGTGCTTTGTGCCTCTTCACTGTTCATAATATAGATTGAATCTACATCATTGATAACAGGAACGGCAAACGCTTGTGAACTGGTCCATTCTCGCAATGGATTAACCTGGTGATATTTTGAAACAAGGATGAAATCATCAGCAATTGTATAATCAACCTGTTTTGCAGGATGGTTCATTTCTGCTAATTTACCCCAAGTAAGATCACCAACAATATCATTTGTTACGAAAACAACAACACCGGATGCCCAAGGCGTTTTAACAATCTCTTTTCCGTTTTTCTCAAAACGAACAGAACGATCAATGATTTCAATCACAAATCCATAGTTATCACGCAAAACTTCATTCAATGCAGAAACTGATGGTGTTGAAATATTTGAACCGGCAAAACCTTTGCCCATTGCAAATAATTCTTTAACCTCAGCTTTTGATTTCATATTGTTCCACGCTTTCCGGTCCATCATCAATTTTGTGATAGTGTTTCCATCCAAACGTGCCTTTTCAAGAACGTTTTCAATATCCGTTAATGGTTTTGCATCTGCATCACTCCAGGCCGTTCCAACTCCAAATTTGTTATCGTCTGAATGTTGAAAATTCAAACGGATTTCAACACCTGTATTAACATCACCTATAATACTGGTGTAACCTGTTGAAAGTGCCTCCAAAAACTGATATTCCAATTGTTCTGAAACACCAACAACAACACGTTTTGCATCTTCAAACAATTTCTGAATGATCATCTTTTTGTTTGAATCACCTGTATTTGTCGCGGCCAATATATCCAATTCAGATAGTGTTTGTTCATTTAAGTACAAACTCATTCCGATTTTTGGAATGTTTCCTTCAGCCGTTGAAATACTTGGCCGGCTTTTAAGAGGCAAAGAAGAATCCATTGCAACAACATCTGCTGCAACTGCTTTTCCTTTTGAACTCAAAGATCCCCACTTTAAAGTGGTGGAATAATTTTTTCTTAACATCGTTTTGTAACGATATGTAAGCGGATTTTTATCACCATTAACCGTTTCCACAATTTTTGATACAATGGGTGCAAAATATTTATCAACCCATTGTGCAAATAGACTTTTTTCCATGATAGTTTTTTTTAGTCTTTATTAAACCTGATTAATGGCAATTCAGTTATTGCACCTGCCGGAACTGTTGGCAACCCATGTGCATTAATGGCTGCTTCATTGTTCATCCTTCCACGCACCATAATTGATGCAAAAGGCTTTGTTTTTAGCACTGAGGCTATCAGAACACCCTTGTAAGTGTGTCCTCCTGGTAATGCTTCATAAGCATCATCCACAATCTTCAATGGCTTTAAATCGCCTGATGATGTTTCTTCAACAATCACCCTTCCTGCTTTCAAAACTTCTTCTGTTACTCCTGTAACATCCAAAGATCTTCCACCTGGAATATCTTCCAACACATGCGGAATCACAACGTGATCTTGTGATGTGTCAACTGAAGAACTACTGCCAATATTTATTGGATCCATTCGTTTTTTAATTTTAAATTAAACTTTATTTTACATATTACCAACAATATCTGCAAGCTCTTCATCAGAAACTTTGGATGCTGCTGTATTTGCAGGTGGTGTTCCGGCAACGCTTTCAGAATCTGCCAATGATTGAACAAACTCTTCATTTTCTTCCTCCAATTCTGCAATCTGATCTTCAATTGTTAAATCTTCATTGTCAAGTTCCAACGTTTTCAAAAATCTTTGTTGAACCTTTTCAGGAAGTTTCTTCAATATCTCGGATTTTGCAAAAAGTGATTTTGCATTTTCCATTTTGTTTTCAATAACCTTTCCAGTTTTGATTGAATTCAATTCTGTTGAAACGGAATCAAGTTTTTGAAATAATCCTTTTGCCCAAACAGGCATTTCATCAGATTTTTTTGAACCTGGCTTTGGATCTTCTTCTTCCTCTTCCTCTTCTTCCTCTTCTTCATCAGGCTTTTGGTTTTTCAACTTAGCCTGTAAAGTTCTGATGGTATCATCAGATTTTGCAATTTCTTCAAAATTAAAAACTGCATTGTGGTCATTGATAACTGCATCAATTGCATCATCATCGGCATCATCAGCCGGAATTTTCGCAAGTGCAACCGTTAAAACGTTCATCCTTGCTTTAGATAAGTTTTTCGCCTTTGGAAAGAGTTCCATAAGTCGTTCCTTGATCTTTTTGGGTTTTACCGCCATTTTTTTAAATGATTTTGTTGTTAATACTGGAACAAATATATAAATTATATTTATTGAAATACTATATCAGATTTAAAAAAACTATTTCAAAGTATTTGGAACAAAAAAATGCACCCTGATTTGGATGCATTTTATATCAAAATTAATTGGGAATTGTGTTATTTCTGTTTGTTGTTTAGTGCGGTTATTAAATCAATTTTTAAAATATTTAATTCGGTTTGCGCTGGAATTTCCCTTGTATCTAAAAGTTGAAAAGCTATTTTCAATACTCCTTCCAACTCCTTTATCCTTTGTTGCATTTGCTTGGATTGGGATTGGTGGTATTCTTCCATTGCTTTTTTACATTCTCCTTTATCTAATATAGCTGAATCTGGAGCGAGTTCGCTTATACCAAAAAGTGTTTTTATAATTTTATCTTTTGTTTCCATAGTGTTAAGAGTTAATTTTCTTTTTCTATTAAATCATTAATAGCCTCATTTTCTGTTTTACCGTAACCAATTAAATTTCCTTCGTCATAATCTTCACGAAAAGCAGACCAATCATAATTTCTATTTGGTATTGGCGGACAATCGTTTACTGTTATAATATTTTCTATAATCATTTATAGTTTAAGTTAATTTATTTTCCTTTGAAAATGCGTGAATGAATTGTAAATCATCTTCGTCTAATTGCTCTGGATAATTATACATTCTTCTCTTTTCATCTTCGTAAGCAATCAATAATGCTTTTATGTTTTTGTGTGTTGTCATTTTTAATTAAAGGTTGTTTATTGATTGCTTGACATCGTGCCAAAATTCTGTTGTCTTTCCTAATGGAATTGATATTCCTTGTGAATCACAAATCTTTACCGTAAAATTTCCAAGAGAAACATTTATTATTTCATCAACGCATATAATAGCGCAATCTTTAGCTCTGTGCAATCTTCCTTTTTCGGTAACAAGCTCATCCATTGCTATTGGTTGATATTCTAAAAACTTCTCTACAAGTTCCTTAGCTTTTATTTCTTGTGGTGTCATTGTTTTATTCTTTCTTTAAAGGTTAAACGTTTTATAACAGTCGCTAAATACACATTGAAACGTGTTTTAGCTTGGTGTTATAAACCATTTAAAAGGTAACTATCTGTGAATAGCGTTTGAACTTCCTGTTGAACCCCTGAATCTAACAACTACTGTTGTGATAAGGATAACGGCAATCAATGCCAATGCTGCGTAAATTTCTGAATTTTCCATGTGTTTGTGTTTTAAATATTAATAATCGTTTGTTTGTTTTCTTATTTTCTTCTCCTGCACTCAACTCTTGTGGTGTCAATTTTATATTCGTGCAATGATTTAATTTTTTTATATGATTTTGCGTAAATATTACCGCCCGTATCGCTTTTAATAAGGTAGGTATTCCATAAATCTTCCCAAACCAAAGTGCCACATTGCCCTCTTTCATTCTCGACTAAATCACCTAAAAAGATAGGTTCTTTTGTTTCCCTATCTTTTATCGGTGTATATCTTTCTAAATCCATTATGATTTTACGTTGTAATGTTTTGCTTCGGATTCAAAGTGAACTTTGTCTTTACACTCCCAAATACCTTCATCATATTTTCTGCGAAGTGTAAATTCCCACCCACCTGATTTAGCAATTAAAGTAGTTCCTATTTTAAAATCTTCTGTTGTAGCTGTTCTTAGAGTTTTCATATCGTTTGTTTGTTTGTTCCCTACAAATATATAACATATAATTGTAATAACAATACATTTATTTAAAATATTTCAAATTATTTCCGTTTCAAGACGTAAAAAAGCCTGAAACGTTATATTTCAGGCTGATTCAGATACGCAATTTATTTTTTTTATTCTGTTGCAGGTGGTGTTGGTGGAACATTAACAGGTGGATCTGAAGGATCATTTCCAGGTGCAACCGGTACTGCTGCCTTACTTTCCAATTCAATCTGTGCAATTTCATCTTCATAATCATCCGCTTTATTCCAAACCTCAACCGCTTTTTTTCTGCTCATAAACTTGCCTTCAACGGCCTTTGATAATGTTTCAACGGAATCTTTCAGATCATCAGGAATGATTGAATTGAATTGAACATTGAAAAATGTTTTATCAGCGAACTTTGCCAATCCGGTTGCAATTGTGGTGATGGTTCCGGAAATCAAAACATTGTTGATCCTTTCAATGATAGTTTTGTTTTCACCTTCATTCATTTTGGCCTTCAGCATTGCATCCAGGAACATAATTTTTAAGGCAACACCGGAAACATTTCCAAGTCCTTTAATGTTATCAAATGAAATATCAGGTGTTGATGTCATTGAATAGATATATTTTTCCAATCGGTCCTGTTCCAATTTTACTGCCTCAGGTGCCTGATCATAAGTGAGGAAATCAACATCACCATGTTCCATCTTTTCCGTTTCTTCATTGTACTTTAACGGCAAAACAAACGCCTTTCCTTCATCATCCTTTTCCGGTGCACCCTGAACATCACCAATCAATTTCAATATTGGATGGCCTGTATAATCGTTTGCATCACCGGCCTTTGATATGGAAACCTCCAACCTATCAATCATTTCCTGTACTTCAAACCATTCCGGTTTCTTTTGGCTCAGGTAAACAACTGGAATATTTTTGAAACCGTGCTTTTCCTTTTTCACAAAACCAAAAGATCCTGCTGATGTTGGCCCTATGAAATAAACATATTGATCATCATAAACCCAAATATGTTTTTCATCATTATCACCGTTTTTTATTGTGAACTCCCAAACAAACGCCTTCATATCACCATAGGCATCAAAATAAGGGTACATCAGGCC